TTTGAAGTGTTACCAGGAATTTCAGTATCGTCAATCTTAAAGATACAATCCTTGCAAACCAAGTCTGAATTTCTTATTGGTCTTGCTGCTCTTGCTTCACTTTCAATCCTATCTTTGAACTCTGCATTATTAGGCATACTAACACCTTCCTTTTTATTTTTCAAGTTACTCATAACAATAAAACCATATTATTGGTCTATAATTATTATATCATACTTGTATATATTTGTCAATATAAATCATAACATAATAATATATTTTTATATTTTAATTATATCATTTCTTTTCTAAAACATCAAGATATACTCTTGTTTCTGAACCTTCGTGACCATCTGATTTTTCAATCAGTTCACATTTTACTCGCATACCGTGATTTAATAATGTTTCACCCTCAGATGTTCCAAATCTACTTATTCTCATAATACTTTGTGCATCTGTACCTTTTGGTAATCTGAAAATAATTTCTAATTCTCCGCTGAATCCTTTGTCCCATATTGAACTTGTACTAGTAAATCCGGCATACTCACCAATAGCACCTTGGAACATTTTATTCAATTCATCTGCTGACATTCCCGACAATTTTTGATAGTTTTCATCAAAGTCACCAGTCATGAACAAACCAGCTAAATCTCCAACATCTGTACCTCTACGAACATATAAATCTGAATCTAATTTCATTTTATGCAGTCCGGAACTCATATTTGCAATTATTTCGTCCATATCCGAATCTCTGTCAGTTCTCTCACCTGAAGCGATTTCTCTCAAATAACCATTAATTGTTCTATAATAGCTACCTGTATATCTTTCGAGTGCATCTTCCTCGTTATTATTTATCAATTTTCTCTTTTCATCTTCGATTGCTAACATTTGAGATGTAGTATTCTTCTTTATCTGTTCAATCCAACTGGAAACATCTGAATTATTTTTTGATTCTTCTGCATTTGCCATTTTCTTGACTTCTTCTAAAGTCTTGTATTTATACTTCACTTTTCCAACCTTAGAATTATAAAATTCCTCAGAAGTCATATTAAGTTTTACCGCTTCTTTTGTGAGCTTTTCGATGTCACTATACTTAGCTTTTATAAACCATTCATCATAACTTGGCAATGTATCACCAGCTGAAATACCTAAAGGACCAAGATATTTATTCTGCAAATAAGTAAATTCTGGCACTTTTACTTTCTTTTCTTCTGTTTTCTTAGCTTCTACTTTCTTAGTTTCTTCCTTTTCAACTGTAACACTCTCTGATTTTGTACCAAACTTCAATAAATTCTGCTCATAATACTTTTGAATCTGCTGATATGGATGCGGGTCACTCCAACTTGTACCCATTTTATTCAAAATTTCAGTTGCTTGGTCAAAATCTAATTTATGTGACCAATCATCAAAATTCTTTGGCATATTTTCAGGTGTAAAACCATAAGGAGCAAGATATTTTTGTTGCAAATCTGAGAACTTTAATTGCTCTTGCCATTGACTTGCATCATAACCAAATTCTTTAGCAAACTCATCAATCTCGGGAAACGTTCCGTCTTCTGAATTAAACCATTCCACTAATTTATCGTCCATTTTATCATCTATGTTTGGCTCCATAGTACACATTCCATTTGGGTGGTCCAAAGGTAAAGCATCTTTTGGGTAGTGTTTGCCATCTCTGTCCATGCATAATTCACATACACGAGAACCATTAGCTCTCCACACATAATCAATAACAAAAGGATTGTTGTGGCATACAGCATCAAAACTCTGCTGATAACTATGTTGAACCAAAGTTCTTGCTAATCTCTGAGCATTATAATCTACTTGCTTTGGATATATCATTTTTCCGTCTTTGTCTTTTAAATTCCATTGCTTTGCTGCCTCAGGTCTTACATATTGTTCAAGTTGTTTTGAGATTTCATATATTGGGGTTTGCTGAGCTACACCTCCAGCAACAATTCTATATAAATCCTTTAGTGTATCTTCATTATTGCCCCAAATTCTCTCTGATAAACTCCAACCTGATTCATATACTTGACCTGTAACTATTGACCTTACTACTGAATCTGGTACAAAACTAAAGGCAGCATTTAAACCTTCCTCAGAAAATCCAAAAGACTTCAACCAATTTATATTATCTGATACTACAGAATCAGAAACAAGATACATGCTATTCTTAATGCCCTTATAAAGTTCATTGCTTAGCTGATGCGATGTCTCTGTCAATTGCTTTTTTAATTCCTTATAATATCTTTCCGATACAGGAGCAGATGAAGTAGTTTTCATAGCATATTTATCAGCCATTTTTCCTATCTTATCTGCCCAATCATCATACAATTTTATTATTTCTTTTTTCTGAGATTCTGTAATAGAATCCCTAACCTTTTCGGCATCTTTAAATATTAATTTATTGATTGCCATTACAGAACCTCCTTTCTCAATTTAAACCAGAATGCGCCAGAATCAACGCAATCAAAATTAATATAGATTCATTACCTTTTATCATTGACCGAGCTGTGGGTTAAACTGGTCGCCCTGGGGATATGGTAATTCATCGTCATTGCCTTCACTTTGATTGAAAGCACTGTCCTCAAGTATTTGTCTTTCAAGAACCATCTGTTTAAGTTCTTCATCAGCCTCTGCATCAGTAAGTCCTCGCCACTTCTTCATGTATGATTTCTTTGACATAAGATTTTCAGATACTTCTGCCATATCTAAGCCTTTTTCTTCCGCTTCATCTTCTGGCAATGGTAAATTCTGTTCTACCTTTACCTCATATTCTACAGGAACTAAAGGTTCTGATATATATTCAGCAATACAATCGGGATATATTTTTGCACCTTCAATAATCATTTCAAACATTTGCTTAAGCTTAGGCCCCCACATCTTCATCTTCTCTTTGCAACGAACTATCAAAGGCCAATATATTGCTTTCAATGCTTTACCTGAAGTAATAGCTCCTTGCAAACTTTCCAATGTAATATTAGGAACATCAACAGCTTCATAAGCAGTTGTTTTAATTCTGTCAAGTGTTGTTTTTAATGCGTTCGAATATTGCATAGTGCTTTCAAGAATACCAACATTGGTATGAGCATTATCCAAATTCTGGTCTGTCTGTAAATCCCAAAAAGAACCAGCTGAAGTAGAAAGATTCTTTGTAGAATTGCCTTCCATATCAACTGTATATTTTATGGGGTTCATTCCTTTTCTTTCAGAATCTGCATCTGCATTACTTAATTTAGAATACCATTCCTCAAAACCTTCAAGTGCAAATATTTCTGATTCACCGTCTATATCAGCAGTTAAGCCATCATTAATAAATATCACAGCGGGAATAAAATCTATGTCTAATTTTGTTCTTGCTGTTACTTCCTCTATCAACATACCTGCACCATCGTACAGAGCCTCTTCCAAATAAACTGAATCTCCTTCAAGTTCATATTTCTTTTTGAATATTCTACGAGCTGTATTTTGCTTTGCCTCTTCTGTTACTATAAAAGCAACAAACTTTCTTAAATCATTTGGATTACCTGGCTTACGTTCATAAAGGAACTGAGTAGCTGTAAGAAATGTTATTGTTACACCATCATCAGGATTAAAATTTACTAAGCCTGCAACTCTCTTTCCAATAAAGCAATCTTTAGCTGCTTTAAGTATTGCATCATCAAAATTATTTACATCTCGCACCTTAGTAACCAATCTGTTTAACAAGTCAATTTGATGTTTTAATTCATCTGAGGCACTATCTCTGTCTCCTATTGATTCTACTACAGTATCGGGAGATTCAGCAAACAAGAATCTTGCCTCTTTGTTAATTAATGTATACACCATTTTGAATTTCAAATCAGCTGGCACATAATCACCATTAGAACCCTCAGGAGTAAATGGAACACCTGACCTATATGCTTTATAATATTGGCATATCTCTCCAAATTCTTGTGTAATTCCTTTTATATCTTTTCCTTGCAATTCTTGATTAATCAGATTATAAGGAATACGATTATAAGCATATAATCTGGCTGAATAATTTTCCATTGCCATTTGCACCTGCTCTTCGCTCATTGGCACATTAACGTCTTTGCTCATTGGTTACTCACCTCCTTTACAAACATAAGCATTAACTTAATATTACACTAAATACCTCTTCGGCATTATACATTGCTATATTTATTCCTCCCAATCTGATAGAGAAGAACTTACCATCGTAAGAATAATCGTCCCAATCATTCCCAGTATAGGTAATATTAGCACCATTCTTAAAAGTAATCTCAATATCTTCATATTCCATTTATTTTTCCTCCACTTTTCTAAAACATTGGCAATGGTCATTTGCCATTTTAATACGTTTAAGATTCATACACATACCAATATATTCTTCTGCAAATTTAGGTTTGTCATTCCCTTTTATAGTTGATACTGGTATTGTATTATTGAACCATTTGCACTCTTTGCACTTCATTACATTTCCTCCAACAAACCTGAATATTTATGGTCCTCAATTTCAATTATTGCTTTAATTGTTTTCTTTGTTTCCACAGACGTCCATATTTCACTTGTGTACTGGGATTTTCCTTTAAAGGTTTTGTACGTTTCACCTGTGGCTTCATTACCATACCACAATTTATTGCTATATGATATATCAGCCCTTTGCCTATCATCAAGATGTATTGCAGACCAAGTAGCAGAACTATCAATTATTGCAATTCCGCCAAAGCCACATTTCTGAGCAACCTCACAAAGAACCATAGCATCTATTCTTTTGCCATCTTTACCGATAGCATACAAATCAGCACCTGCACCAACATTATGCATATCTCCTATAAATGCACCTTTGATACTCTGACTACTTTTATTGCATCTATATCCACTATTTATTATAACTGAAATAACACCACAAGGGAGCTTTGATAATTCAATGTAGAATTGTTCTAATCTTTCGACAAATTCCTTATCTACCTTTATTGCTCCACAGCATTTACACTTAAATTCATTTGAAAGAAAATGTTCTGTAATCTTAATATTATTAGTTATCAGATTCATAATTAGTCCTCCTTCAAATGTTGTCCTTTATATTCGGATTGATTGTTACCACTATCGGCTAAACCTTCGCCTATTGCATAACCAATAACTGTTGCACCTGCCATTATTAAAGCAGCTATTTGTTGGCCTTTGCTTTCAGAACCTCCACAAGCCACAACCATCATAGAAATAAAGCTTGCAAGACTTAACCAAAATTTTCTGCTTGTCAATTTTCTAAGCCAATCTATTTTATTATTATTCATTATAATATCAGCCCTTTCTTGAATTAAATTCCTTCTCCTTAAGGTCTGCTACAGTAAC